GTACTCACGGTCCACGAACCTGTTACCCTTGAACTATGGAAGAAACATTTAAAAGGAGAGACACGGATTGGGATTAAACCTGAGAACGGTGACGTGTGTAAATGGGGATGTATTGATATTGATCCTCGTAACTATACTACATTTTCAGAAAAGAAAATTGTAGATATCATAAGAGACAATCAACTACCATTAATAGCAGTAAGATCTAAATCTGGTGGGTTACATTTATTTTTATTTTTAAATGATTGGTACCCTATTAAAGAAGTTCTTAAAGTTCTTAATGATTGGAATAAAACTTTCTTCTACTCTGAAGAAGTATTTCCAATGAATAAATGTTTGAACATGCCTTACTTCAATATGGATCAAACTACTGAGTTTGCTTACAACGATAACAATACTCCAGTAATGATAAATAATTTTTTAGAAATGATAACTAAAAAGACTGTTACTTTAGAGCAGTTAAATAATATTAAAGTTAAAGAGTATGAACCAGAGAGTGATTGGAAACATTATCCTCCTTGTGTTCAGAAAATGATTTCAGAAAAATGGGAAGGAAACCACCGTAACGAATTGTTATTTAATGTTGGTGTTCTTGAAATGAAGAAAGCCGATGGCAGCTTAAATGCAAATGAGATACAAAATATTTTACAGAAAAGAAACTATGAAATATTTACAACACCATTAGATCCAAAAGAAGTAGAGACACTTTCAAAGTCTATATCTAAAAAAGATTATGCTTATAAGTGCCCACCGAAAACAAATGCAATTGCACCACTATGTAATAAGGATCTATGTAAGTTAAGAAAGCTTGGTATTGGCTCACAAGTACCAGACATGATTGATGACTTTGAAGATGTAGAGTTTATTAGATCTACTAAGTCAATTGAATATACATTTAAGTTTCAAGATGAAAAAATAATAATTAATCCAGAAGATATGAAAGATGAAAAATCTTTTAGAGTTAAGTTACTTAGATATGGTATCTATTGGATGACACTACCTAAACCTAAGTCGGGACCATCTCCATTTGAAATGCTTATGGCTACCTTAGTTAGGAAAGCAGTAGAGAATGCAAGTATGAAATTTAAAGATACATTAGATGAAGAGAAGTATAATTTTCTTAAAAAATTCTTTGAGTCACATATAGAAGAAGATGACTTTGAGAAACTAAAAGATAATTATGTTATACTAGACTCATCATCAAACATTTGTTATTTCAAAAAAATTACTTTTGAAAAATTTTTAGGTAGTGATAAAACATTTAAGAGTGCTAGTGAAGCATTGAATCTTCTTAATTGTGATAGACTTGATTATCATGAAGGTGTTAAGAATGTATGGTCAGTTATGATGCCTAAGTTTGTTGACTATAAAGTAGCAGATAAAAAAGAAACAACTAAAACTGTATCGGAGATGGATGACGAATTCCACACAGGAAAGTTTAGAACTTAAAATACTTAAGGATCTTTACCATAAGACAGTAAAGATCTTTGGTCCTCCAGGTACAGGTAAAACATACACACTGATTGAGAAGGTACTTAAAAGTTATTTAAGAAAAGGTATTAGGCCAAATGATATTGCTTACTTATCATTTACTAACAAAGCTGTTAACACTGCAGTTAAAAGAGCCATGGAGTCTTTTCCAAATTATTCTACAGAAGACTTTTCAAGGTTTAAAACATTACATACTTATTGTCGTAGATACTTTCCAGAAGAAGTATTTGATCCTAAAGATTGTACAATTGATTTTGCACTACAGACTAAAGTAATTAAGTCTTCAGATAAAAGATTAGCAGATGATAACTTTATGTATAAGGATTGGTCTTTAGGAGTCTACAGTAAAGCTAGAAATTTATTAATAGATCCAGAGGAAGCCTACAAGATGGAAGGTTATAAGAAAGATTCACTTACAGTATTTAAAAGAAAGATTGATACCTACGAACATTATAAGACAGGAGGAGGAGAGAGATCATTTATAGACTTTGATGATATGATTCAAAGAGCAATAACAGAAGTAGACTTTCCACCACTTAAAGTTTTAATATTAGATGAGGCACAAGATTGTACACCGTTACAATGGTCAGTGTTATATAAGATGGCACCCAAGGTAGATAGAATATATCTAGCAGGAGATGATGATCAAGCTATATATAAATGGAATGGAGCTGATCCAAAATATTTTACTAAATTCTTTCCAGGTCGAAAAGTAAAACTAAGAAAGACTCAAAGGTTTGGAGAAGCAATTCATAGGTTCTCTCAAGTAATTAGAAGAGGGATAAGAGATAGTGAAGAGAAAGAATATCAACCAGGAGAATCTAAAGGATCTGTTAAGAGTTATTTATCATTTAAAGAAATTCCTTTTGAGTCATTAAAAGAAGATTGGTATATCTTAGGTCGTATCAATGAAACTGTAAATGAACTTAGGATGTTAGCTAAGGATGCAGGTCTATATTACAAAGATAACAAGGGCACCAAATGTTTTGATCAGAAACAATGGGAAGCTATTAAAGCTTGGACAACTATTAGCATGAATAAAAAAATAGATAAGAGAGCAGCACGTAACATGGTTAAGTACATAAGAGAACTTGATGACCCTGCATTTAGATTAGATAAGTTCTGGAGGAATGAACCAGACTTAAGAGATTATGATTTTCAAACTTTAAAAGAGTGGTGTGGTTTAGCATTAGAAGATACACAAAAAAATAAACCGTGGTATTGGATACTAAGAAGAAACTTTAAACCTAAACAAGTAAGACACTTTATAAGATTGTTAAGAAGGTATGGACAAAAAGAATTAGATAAAGATCCATTAATAACAATAGATACAATACATAGTGTAAAAGGTGGTGAAGCAAATCATGTTGTACTTTATAGTAAAGGTAACTACCCATCTGATTATGCAAATAAAAACAAACAAGAAAAAAGTGATGAACGTAAAGTCTGGTACACCGGTGCAACAAGAGCAAGAAAAACTTTACATTTATTAAGAACAGACTATAAGTTTAACTACCCAATTGGTTCAGACTATTTAATATATGTACAGGAGAAAAATGACAAATAAAAATATGTTAGAAGATGCCTTCCCACACGATAAACAAATTGGAGGATCTCACTACAAAGAACTTCCTGTGCAACCTTATACATTTATTTCTAAAAATAAATTATCATTCTTTCAAGGATGTGTTGTTAAATATGTTTGTAGATATTTATTTAAGGGTACACCCATACAAGATCTAGAAAAAATAGTTCATTACTGTGAACTAGAAATAGAGAGAATAAAAGAGGAGAGAAAATAATGGCTTACTTAAATGCAAACATACCTATCATAGAGTGTTATGTAAGAGGTAATTTTTTAAGGGATCAAAAAGATTCACATGATAAATATTTTGAAGTGGGAGTGTTTGGATTTAGTTCAATACCAAATCAAGTACCTTTGTTTCACTTCTTAATGGAAGATGGTGGTCTATGGTGGAGAGCCCCTATATCAGCTTTCTGTACTAAACCTGGAGTAAAAGAATTACCATTAGATGAGTTAGTGATGTGGGATAGCTTTAGTTACAATGTAAGTGTCACAACCTTTTATGAAATTGCAGGATGTACTATGCAATATAATTCTAGAAGAAATATAAAAAGAAAAGGTAAATATCTTTTTACAATTGATTGGTGTGGTGGAGATTATAATGAATTAAATTTTGGTTATTCAGAAAAACCAGATCAACATAAGTGTGGCCATGTCATTGAATTAGAGGATGGTAACTATGCTATACAACCTAATAATAGATTAAAAATTTATGATCCTTCTATGGGTATCAACCCTCATGAGAATGCCATCAATAGACTTGTGGGTACTAGGAAGTGGTCAGTAGAAAACTCTGCTAAATGGATTACAGATGAACATGAAAAAGGTAGTTATGATTATCAATTAAAAAATTTAGATGAAGACGGAATACCAATAGATGAAGAAAAAGATTAAGTGTCATAAGTGTACTAAGGATGCAGTTATAATAGACAATAAAATTTATTATTGTGGTCCTTGTTATATTTTAATTAAACAAATAAAAAAGAAGAATATATAATGAACGGACTACAACTTACTTTAACTTTTAAAAAATCAATGTGGAATACACCAAGTGAGTATAAGGATTTATCTTCTGCAACTGAAATAGCAATTGACCTTGAGACTAGAGACGATGGTATTAATGAAAAGCTTGGAGCTGGTTGGGCTTTAGGTAAAGGAGAGATTGTAGGATTTGCAGTAGCAGTAGATGGTTGGCAAGGATACTTTCCGTTTGGTCACTTAGGTGGTGGTAACATGATACCAGAACAAGTTAAAGCATACATGAAAAAAGTTTGTACTAAAGTATTTCATAATGCCCAGTACGATGTAGGATGGCTTGAAGCATCAGGGATCACGGTCAACGGACACATAGTAGATACAATGATAGCTGCAGCATTAATAGATGAGAATAGATTTAGTTATTCATTGAATGCATTATCAGTTGATTACCTTGGTGAAATAAAAGCAGAAACAGAATTAAGAGAAGCTGCCGCAGCTCATGGTATAGATCCTAAAGCAGAGATGTGGAAGTTACCTGCAGAACATGTTGGTTATTATGCAGAGCAAGATGCAGTGTTAACATTAAAGTTATGGCAAAGATTTAAACAAGAGATAAGAACTCAAAGTCTAGAAACAGTTTGGGATCTAGAACAACAACTAATTCCGGTGTTAATAAAAATGCGTCAACGAGGAGTGAGAGTCCAAGTGGAATTAGCTGAACAACTAAAAAAAGAAATGTTGATCCAAGAAAAAGAAATACTGGAGGCCATACAAAAAGAATCAGGAATAGAAGTAGACATTTGGGCATCACGCCAGATTGCCAAAGCTTTTGACAAAATGAAGTTAGACTATCCACGAACTGAAAAAACAAAAGAGCCTTCCTTTACACAAAATTGGTTAATAAATAATAAACATAAACTAGCGCAATTGATTGTGCAAGCCAGGGAGGTAAATAAGTTTCATAGTACCTTCTTATCATCAATACTTAGATACCAAGTCAAAGGTAGAATCCATGGAGAGATACAACAACTTAGATCAGATTTAGGAGGGACAGTATCGGGTAGACTATCGATGAGTAACCCAAACTTACAACAAGTACCTGCTAGAAATAAAGATCTTGGTCCCAAGATTAGATCACTATTTATTCCTGAAGAAGGCCATCAATGGGGCTCATTTGATTATTCACAACAAGAACCTAGGATGACTGTACATTATGCAGCATCTATTGGAGAGAATGGTTATGCAGGATCTCAAGAATTAGTTGAAGCATACAAAGATAATAGTGCAGACTTTCATCAAACAGTTGCAGATCTTGTAGGTATTGAGAGAACACAAGCCAAAACAATTGGCCTTGGTATTATGTATGGAATGGGTAAGAATAAATTAGCCTTATCATTAGGAGTTACTAAGGATGAAGCAGATGAATTAATTACAAAATATAATAAGAAGGTACCTTTTATTAGAAAACTATCTGACAGATGTAAGTTAGCAGCAGATGAGAAGGGTGTGATAAGAACTAAAAAAGGTAGGAAGTGTAGGTTTGATAAATGGGAAACAAGAGACTTTGGATTACACCAAGCCGAAACATTTGATAATGCAGTAGCAAAATATGGTAAAGATAATATTAAAAGAGCCTATACATACAAAGCATTAAATAGATTAATTCAAGGATCCTCAGCTGATCAAACAAAACAATCAATGTTAGATTGTTACAATGCAGGTCACTTACCAATGTTACAGATACATGATGAACTTTGTTTTAATATTAAAGATGCTGCTCATGCTAAAAAAATTAAAACTATTATGGAAGACTCAATAGAATTTAAAGTACCTTCAGTAGTTGACGTTGGACTTGGAAAGAGTTGGGGAGATGCTAAGTAGAAATTTTCCTCATGATAACAAAGATTTAATAGCTTATGCAGCAGGATTATTTGATGGTGAAGGTAACATTAATTATGCTCAATACAAATGTAAGAAGCCTAACGGTAAAATATATTTAAAATGGAATGTTGCAATGGAAGTTGCAATGACAGATTTAGATTGTATTAAAAATTTTTATGACATTGTTAGAGTAGGTAGTATTCATTTTAAAGGAATAGGTAAAGGCTCACTAGGTAAAACAGATCAGTGGAGATGGAGATGCTCACATCAAAAAGCTTTACACTTAGCAAAATTATTTTTGCCTTACTGTACTGTAAAAAGAGAAAGACTATTAAAAATTATAAACCACTATGAGTTTATTAAGCCGAAAGAATCCCTAGGGAAAAAGTTTAGTTTTTTAAAACCTAATAAAACTTAGCCTGCTGCAGCTAAATTTTCTTGAACATCTTGATACTTAAGTTGATTTCTAAGAGATTTAATTTCACTCTCAGTTGCCAACAT